AACCAAACATACGATACTGTGCTTTACCACGAATTACTGTACTAGAAAAACTTCCTGCATAAGACTGTAGTTCATTTACAGTTGGACGTATGTTCTTAGATGCAACGTCAATACCAAAGTCACCGATACGTTCTGTTGAGCTTAGTGTACGTAGTCCGTCTGGACCAAGGAACATAATGTCAGAACCAATCTCTTGTATTGTGTCAGCACTTAAACATCCAAGGTCTTCTGTGATTGCACTAAGAGTAAAATCAGCAGCACTGTTACCTGTTAGTCGCATAATCTTATCACGACAGAATATGATCAGTGCATCACGATAAACTTTAAGTCCAGTAATCTCGGAGTTAAGACCAATGCTACCCGCACCGTTAGCAGGATCAAAGTCTGTGTCTGAGTATGGTGCTGTAAAGATTAGCTCAGAACCATTACCAAAAAACAGTGTACTCTTAAATAGTTCTACTGTGCTTGCACCCTCAACTGCAGTATTGCCCACACCACTGCTAGTTATATAAGTCATAGCTTGTGTACTATCAGTGTAATATGCAGGATAGTTTACACCATCAACAAACACAATCTTTAGGGCATTATTAAAGTTATAACTTACATGTCTTGCTCTAGTAAATCCAGTATCACTCGCAGTTACAAGAGATGTCCAAGCAGGTGTAGCATCTGTTGTGTTAATTAAGTAATATACACCACTACGTGCAGCAATAAATCTTTCTTCATCTGCATTTTCTACAACTGCTAATGCTTGTGTTACCCCACTACCACTTAACTGTGCATCGTCTAGTTTAGTGTATCCTGCTACTTTACGATACCCACCATCAAGTGATGGTTCAAAGTTTTGCAGAATAAATGCAGAGCCTACAGCATTAATACCCTGTTGCAATGGGCTGATGTTAGTAACCAAACCACCTGTAAACTGTACAGGAAATGTGGACCAAGCTGTAGTCATGTTTTATACTTTCAATAGGCCAAATGTATTTGGATTGCTAAACTTTACAGTAGAACGTACATACTCATATGTATTGATATGCAGACTACGCATGTACTTAATGCCTTGTTCAAACTTTTGTTGTGACAGTTGAGCAGATTGGTTATCGCCTCTAAACTGATACGCATAATACATAGCACCGTCAGTAATCACGTGCTTAAACTCTACTGGTACTGTGGGTACATCATCATATAGTTCTAAGTCTACAGGATTACGATAATATTCATATACTAACTCGTATGCTTTATCTGGTGTAGGAAAGATAATAAATTCTTGACTAGGTGTTCTAGCAACATATCTTGGTTTACCACGTACACCTGTATCAGTATTGTACTCATAGTCAGAATACTTGTCAAGATACTCTTGGTAAGACATGCTCTGCAATTTAGTAGTTGTGATATTTAGATCAGTGTTTCGTTTGATACGAAAACTGTTCATGTCAATTGTTTTAGTGTCGTAAGGGTAACCGTAACGAGTAACACCTGCAGTCAGTGTATCTTCTTCTTCTACGTGATTCCAAGGCCAACCAAACTCTTCGTGATTAATATGACGAATAGCAGCATTGACTGAATCTTTAGCTGAGTTGTAGTAACCTGTAGCAGTAGCAAAGTCAGAACTTGTAAGCTCTACTTCATTGAGCCTACGGTTTACTTCATTTACAAGTCCAAGAAAGTTATATGCCATTATTTTTCCCTTACACGTAGGAATACAGTACGTTCGTAAATCAACCCGTCAGAAGTAGTAATACTGCAATACATTTTATATTTAATATTGTTTGTGCCTAGACCCATACGTGCAGTTGTTACTGTATCGGTATTAGTTGCAGACACTAGTTGAATGCCTTGCACAAGTTGACCACTAGGTAGCAGTTCTGTTTTAACACCGTCAGCATCATCTACATACCAAGTAACAGAGTTAATAGTTGATGGTGTTATAAAACGTGACCAATCAATGCTGTAATCAACTAGTTCATCTGGGTCTTTATTGGGCCACTTTAATGACATTCCATATTCCTATTATGCTGCACGTACATATGACGTGTTTGTTCTTGAAGAAGCTGCTCCGATATAAACAGTACGTTGTCTGTTATAATCTGCTTTAATTGACTCGTAGTCGAACTGTACTGTTGTTACTGTTTCATCACCTACAGTAAACGTACCCTGTACACCCACTGGTAATACTACAGCTTTACAGTCTAGTGTAACTGTGTTGCCTGATACTGTACCACCTACACCTTTACCTGCTAGGCTGATATTAGCATCCGACTCAACAATAACTTCATCACCAGTAACTAGAGGTGAGTCAGTGATAGCTTGTAATCCAAACCCTACAGGCTGAATAGTAGGACCAAACCCTGCATCTACAGTGATACTACCAAGACTTGCAGTAAATGCTGTAGTCATGGTAATAGTAGGAGTTGTACCTACACCACCGTCTACTGTGATAGCACCTGCTGCACCTGTAGCTGTTACTGCTGATGGTACAACTACTGCACCTGCTGCTGCTGTTGCACTACCTGCTGCACCGTTAGCTTGTACACCTGTAAGATCAACATTGGTACGTGAGCTAATGTCTGGTGTGCCTATAGCACCTGTACCTGCTACACCCGTAAGTGTAAAGGAAGCATCGCCCTGTTCATAGCTTTCACCAAAGGTAGCTACGGAGAAAGGATTTTGTGAGTAGGCCATGCTTTACTCCTTATGCAGCAGCATCACTTGCGAGTACACCGTACCAGTTTGTACCACCATCACGTGTATGGAAGACTAGAATATCTGTTTCACCTGAAGCAGGAGCATCTGGGGCTGTACCACCTGCCCACTTAACAGATGCGGGCCATGTGACTGTGCCGCCGTTGCCTGTTAGTTGTAGGACGAAGCCCATGATCCAACCATTGTCTGCACCACTAAATGTGAATGTAGTGTTGCCTGTCATTGTCAGGCTAAATGCACCTGCGTTGTCTACGTTACATGTAGGTGTTGTACCTGATAGTGCATCGTAATCTTCTGCATTAGAGCCATCAGTGTACAAGTTACCGTTGATAGAAACACCATTGCTCAGTGTGTCTAGTTTGGATGAGTTATTATGATAAAGATTAACTGGCCCATTTAGGTCACACTTTAGCATCCATTCATTGTTTACATCGTTGTAAATACCTGTAGTGTTGCTGTTGTCATGCATAAACACAACACGACCACCAATGCTATAGCCTTCCCAACCTGCGTGACCACCGCCATCAATCTCAATAGAGCCGTAGCTGCCAGAGACAGGACGGAAGTAGCCGTTGCCTGTGTCGCCTAGACGTACACCTGTGGTATTGACTGTGATTTCACTAGAGCCGCCCGCATAAAGAGTTATAGTGTCAGTACCAAAGGCAAGAGATGTATTTGTATCACCTTCGTGATAAAGTGTTCCCGCAAGGTAAATGTTGTCTACGGCATTCAGGCTACCGTTGATGTTAAGCCCTGCAAATGATGGACTGTTTGTTGTGTTTAAACTCTGGTTAGCTGAGTATGTTGTGTAACCACTAGGGTTTGATGCATCGTATTTTGCATCCAATGCAGTCTGCAATCCATCTACATTTGAGATAACGTGGTTGTGGCTATCGTCTGCTACAGTAGTAGTAATGGTTACGTTACCTGAACCATCAAATGTTGTACTACCTGAAACATCACCCGATAAAGCAATGCTACGTGCAGTTGCTAGTGTGCTTGCTGTACTTGCGTTACCACTAAGAGCAGCAGTAATAGTACCTGCACTAAAGTTACCTGATGCATCACGAGCTACAACTTTAGATGCTGTATTGTTTGGTGTAGCATCTACGCCGATAGTAAGAGCAGCACCTTCGGAACCTGCAGCACCACCTGTAATGTAGTTACCTGAAGCCACAGAACCTACGTAGTTACCTGTAGTGTCAGTACCTAATGCTACAGAGTTAGCAGCAATAGTAGTTGCGATAGATGCGTTACCTGTACCATCTACACCTGTAACACTACCTGTGACATCACCTGTCAAGCTGATAGTACGTCCTGTTGCCCAAGCTGTTGCAGTAGCTGCATTGCCTGTTGTGTCTTGGTTACCTGTAGTGTTAACACCTGGTAAGTTAATACTTGCTGTACCATCAAATGATACACCACCAATGTTACGAGCAGTCTGTAAAGCTGTAGCTGTACCTGCATTACCTGTGACGTTACCCGTAACATTACCTGTCACGTTTCCTGTTAGGGCTGCTGATACACTATTAAATGTTACATCTGCTGTAGTACCAACATCCTGACCAATAGCCACATCGTTAGCATTAACTGTAACACCTGTACCTGCACCTACAGCAAAGGTTGTACCTGTTAGAGTAAGACCGTTACCTGCTGAATATACAGCAGTCTCAGCAATAACAGTAAATGTAATATTAGTAGTACCAAACGTAATAGTACCACTAGTGTTCATCACATATAGTTCACCTGCACCTGTGTCACCTTCAGAGATGAAGAATGCATCACCTTCACCAAGAGCATCAGGATCAGATGCACCATAGCTATCTGCGTCTGTGGCACGTGTAAGTACCCAGTTAGTAGATGCTGAACCTGTGTTGGTTACAGTGTAGATACCGTTGTGTGCAGCATTTGTTTGATTATAAATAAGTACACGGTCACTAGTGCTTAATGTAACACCATCAATGACTAGTGCTGCCTGTGTACCTGAGTTTGTAAGAGTAGCACCTACACCTGATGTACCATTGTCATACGCAGCAGTAAGGTTGCTTGGTGCTTCAACACGACAAGGTGTATGGTAGTGAATACCTGCTGCAGCAATCGTATCAACATACTGCTTTGTTGCAGCTTGTAATGCAGTTTGAGGATCACGATTAAGATCAAGATCACCTGCAGCATTAAAGAATGCAGCTTTACCTGCGGGTTGTGAAATGAATACTTCAGCCTGTGCCGTTAAACTTACTGCACTACCCGCATTAGAACTTGCTAAAATGGTAGTACGAGCTAGGGTTGTAGTACCTTCTGTCCACGTTCCTAGCCCGACTTCCCATTCATTAGTGCTTGGCTCAAAGATACTGTAATAAGTAGTATCACCGTCTGTCAAAGCAGCAGCAAAAGTCTGGAAGCCATCTACTGTACCGTTAAGTACAATACTGCCTGTACCAGTAGTGGTAGTAGTTTGTTTTACTCTGTCTTTTAATACGAGAGCCATAGTCTATGCTCCTATTATGCGATACGGATAATTGCGTTAGATGCGTCTGCAGTTGGGAACTGGATTGTGTAGTCGCCGTTTGTTGATGTCTGTGTTCCACCAAAGTCGATTACTGCAATAGCTCTGTTAGAAGCTGATGCATTATAGATAATACAACCATCTGCTGAAATAGTTGAAGAAGTAAATACTTCATCGTCAATGTCTACGATAGCTGTTGTGCCATCTGTAGAGATAGTAACATTGTCTAGTACTTGACCACCTGCAGTGTAACCTGTACCTGTAGCTTCGTCTGAGTTACCAGTTACGTCTGAGTAGTTAGTAGTTGCTGCACCATACGTACCTGTAGGTGTAGCTTTAATTAGTGCAAGCTTAATGGAGTGAGTATCCAAATCATGAGTACCACCCAAAAGTTCTGATTTAAAGCTTGTACACATTGCTGTTGTGATAGCCATTTTTGGATTCCTTTACATTTTCCGAGGTTCTATGAAATTGTTACGGTGTAACGTTTTCAATTCTTCTAAAGTTGTAACAACTATACATTCAATGTCAGTATAACCATTACGTTTAGCATAATCGTATCTATTGTTACCGATCATACATCTGTACGTTTCTGATACAACATCAGGAACATGTCTGCGTTCAAAGCTTTTAAATGTTTCTACATAATCACTTTGTTTACAAACTAATATAGGATTTAGCATTCCCTTAGTATCTAAAGATTTATTAAATATATTATCAAATGCTAAATCTTTTATATCATCTTTAACACTATAAATATTATACAGGGGTATAATTTTAGTGTCAAACCGTTTTTGGGTACACTGTAAAATTCGTTTCGATTCGTGTTGTATATACATCAGTTACCGTAAAATATGGTTCAAACAGTTCTACCCACCAATCTGCATCCTTAACAATCTTGTGGGCATTAGTGCCATCAGATAACATTGTTATTGCTTCTTTGGTAGAGATGTTAAAGAAACCACCTTTAGTTACTAAGCTACGTAAGTGTTCCATTACATTGTCTAGTAGATCAGGCTCTACATGTTCCATGACATCACAGCATACTACAAAGTCAGCAGGTGCAGGAAGTTTATCTTTACCTCTTATTCCTGGGTCATATTCATACACAGTATATTGAGGTTTATGTTGATCCATATAAACTTTAAACTTGCCATTGGCACATCCATAGTCTAATATGGTTTTAACTTCTAGGCTCTTCAAAATACTTTCGTATCGGGGTAACTTGTCTATACTGTGTCCACCACCCCATTCGTTTTTAGTGAGTGCATGAGTGTCGTTGAGGACTATTTTGTATTCAGAAGAAACTAGATTCATGTGAATAAGAGGGCCACAGTTAAGCAGCCCTCTCCTTTTGTGTTATATTATGCCAAGTTGTACTTAGCTGTAACCAACGCCTCTGGGCGTAGAATTTTGCGACCGTATAGGTGCATACCACGAACGATGTCTGCGAATGAGTCAGGGTCACGGTATGTTTCAGTCTTGTTGATCTGCTCTGCAGTTGCAACGGCTGAATCGTGTCCTGCCACAATAACACCATAGTTAGTGTTTTGGTTAGCTGTACCTGTTGTTGCAGCACCAGTACCAACTGATGGTAGGTTGTTAGAAACGTGTACACGGAAGCCGTGCAAGTTGTTAATAACTAGACCGTTCATCAAGCCTGATCCACCATAGTCTGCGTTTAGAAGACGTGAATCTTCGTCACGTAGGATTTCCATCAACTCAGGTGAGATGACAACCCAACGACCTGTTGTTGGAACACTTTGTCCGTCCATGATACGTGCCATACGTGACAAGATCATTGCAGGTGATGCATATGCTGTTGGCAATGCTGTAGCACCTGGTAGACGTGCAGCAACTGGAATTGAGTGATCGGCTGCACCACTTGTTGTGATGTTTCCGAAGTCACCTTTGTTCAGCTTGTTAGCTGCCAATAGTTCGTCTGAACCTGCTGCAGAGTTTGCTTTAGTACCGTTTACTGTAGTGTTAACACCATCAGCATTAGTATGTAGAGCAGACTGTGCATAACCAGATAGGTAACCAAGAACTTCTTGGTCATACTGGTCTGCTAGACGATAAGCCGCACGATCAGATGCAAGGCTTTGGAAATTGACGTGGCTATGAGCCTCTTCAATATCGTCTACCTTGAAGGCAAAATAGTTCGCCTTATCTACGACTAGAGAGAAATCTGCGTCTGCCAAATCTTGTGGCGAGATTGTGGTGCCACGTAGATATGACGAAACTGAAATCTCAGGTTCTTTAATGATTTTAACGGTATCGCCCATGTTTGCGATTTCACCGAAATAGTCATTATTTGTGATAGCTTCAGTGACAGATGCTTTGCGGAATGCAAGTTGCACCTGTTTGGAATAGATTACGGGCGAGAAATTGCCATTTGGCAGGTTGCCGTAACCTGAAACTGATCCGAATGCCATGATAATACTCCTTTAGCATTTGAACTACAGATGCAAACTATTTATTACTTATTATAGAGGCTAATCGTCTATGGGTGCATATAGGTCACAAAATGTAATGATCAGTTACAAAATGTGTTACATGGGCCATACGTATTAGGTAATCCGTAAAGTCATATTGTTTGCTAAGATAAATGAAAGGTAACTGTGGTAGTCAAAAAGAGGCACAGTTACCAAACTATACATATATAGTTATATCATAAATAACTTATATGTCAATACTTTTTATCGGGCAGACCCAGATAAATCGTAAATAAAGTTGCCTGAACGAATAGCTTCCATGATTTCATCGGAATACTTTTCATATTCAGCAGCAGACATCTTTTGTACTTCAGACTCACGAATAACATTACCGTTACCATCAGGCTGAATATTACTGCGTTCACTCCGTGTGTTTACAGAACGTGCAGCATCTTTTGGTGTGGCTTTCTTTTTCTTTGTAATGCCACGATCAGCTTTGTAAAGATCAATTGCACGAGCAGCAGAACGAGCATCGTTGTCATTCTCATACAATGCATCCTGTACCCACTTGGGTTGTTCTTCTGCCCATTCATGAAAATCATCATCATCACGAATGTCATTAAAGTCAGGATGTAACTTTAACAATTCTGCTTCAGCTTTCTCACGTGCTGCAGTTTCACGCATTTCATCTACTGCACGTACACGGTCTTCCAAATCTGCAGCTTGTTCTTTTGCCTTTTTAATTGCAATAGTTTCAACAATGGCTGCAACATCTGGATACTTTGTTGCCCAAGCTTCAATGTCTTCGTCTGACTTAGGTAGTCGGATTTCTTTACTTGCTGCTTGGTTAAGCTGTTGCTCAAGTGCCTTAATACGATCTTCGTATTCTTTTTCTTTTTGCTGTTGGTGTCTACGTAGATCACCATAACGTTTTTTAAAGCTACGTTCTTCAGCATTCTTAGGTTCAGCTTCTTGTGGTTCTTGTTCCACTGCTTTACCTTTTTGTTCAGCAATTAGCTGTTCAAGTTCTTCTTCTTCTTTTTTAATACGATCAGCATTAGAATATTGTTTATTCATAAATGCTACTTTTTTTGGTGCTTCAACTTCTGAAGCCATTACTTCCATGTTTTCTGACATTATGTCTTCCTTACTAGGGCCACCGTAGCCTGTTGGTAGGGGGATGGGTAGCTAGTCAAATTGGTGGTTATTATTTTTTACGGCTTGCAAGTCCACCTTTCTTGAAGCCTGTCTTGATACCCTTAGATTGCTGTTCAAGTTTTTCTTTAACTTTAGCACCCTCGGATTTTATCTTTTCTACTTGAGCTTTTGATGCTCCTTTTTCTTGTGCTTTAGCAGCAACTTCTGCAGTTTTTTGATCTGCAGTTTTTAAAGATTCAGTTGCTTTTTCTTGCATTGTTTTTTGCATTTGTTCTGCAAAACTTGGGCCGTCATCATCACTTCCACCAGTACTTACTGTCGTAGGAGTAGGTTGAGTAGGTGGTGTGTAGTCTGTAGTAGACACTTGACTAATAGCTTCTGTTAGCTTTTCCCAACCTTTCTTAAACGGAGCCGTTGGGTCTGCTAGTTTTTCTTCCATAGTCATACCTGATACAGGACCACGATAAGGCATAGATGCACGTATTTCATCTAGTGCTGTTTGTATCTTTGTCATACCTGCACCTGCTACTGTTTGTGCAGTACGTAAAGGTAATGTATCTGGTGTAGCACCCTCTTCTGGTGATTTAACTGTTAGAGAGTCTATTGGAACAGACATAGCTTTAGGTGTTTTTGGAAGACTACTAGGAACTATATCAACAGGTAACTCTGGTGCAGTCGGTATAGCTTCAGGAGTTTCTGGTGCTACAGGTGCAGTTGGTATAGCAGGACCAACTTCTAGCTGTACTTCTGGTTCAGTAA